AGAACGTGATGATGCAACGCTTCCTCATGCCCGTGTGGGGCTACGTCATCGGCAACGCCATCAAGAACGGCGAACTTCCGTCCATTGACTCTTGGATGCAGATTTCCTGCACCACGCCTCGCCGTGTCACCGTCGATGCTGGCCGTGATGCCCAGCAGACCCGCCTCGACATCGAGACTGGCATCAAGACCATCACGCAGTTCCACCTTGAGAACGGCGATGATCCGCGCGAACAGATGCGCGCCAACGCCGCCGAGAAGGCTTACATCAAGGAACTCGCAGAGGAGTTCGAGATCCAGCCTTCCGCCATCTACAAGCCGTCCAACGTCGCCCCCGACGCCATCGACAATTCCTTCTCCGAGGAAGGCGCGCAGAAGAAGGACACCATGACCATCCAAGACGACGGGGAGGACGTCGAAGTCGACGTCGACGACCCCAACGTCAAGCCGAAGGTCAAGAACCCGCCCGACGAGCAATAACCCATTATGAACGCACTTCAGAACGCCTTTAAGACCCTAACGCCCTTGCTCATCGAACCGAGCAAGGCGAAGGCTTACCTCGACAAGATCGCAGGCTTCACGCTTCCGCAGAAGGCAGGCGACGACCTTGAGGACATGCTGGAGATGGTCTTTGGCGAGCGTCCAGAGATGGCCAAGTCCGGCAGGCTCGCCGTGATTCCCGTCAAGGGCATCATCGGCAACAACCTCACCGAACTGGAGAAGTTAATGGGCGGTTGCGACGTCGAGGACATCGAGGAGATGATTGAGGACGCCGAGCGCGACCCTAACATCAGCGTCATCCTGTTCGACTTCAACTCCCCCGGCGGCACCGTCACGGGCGTCCCCGAACTGGCCAATCGAATCTTCAAGTGCAAGAAGCGCACCATCGGCTGGACGTGTTCGCAGTCCTGCTCCGGCTCCATGTGGCTCATGAGCCAATGCGACGAAGTCTTTGTCAGCGGTTCCTCGACCGTCGGCTCAATCGGCGTCTACATCCCCGTCCTTGACGAGTCCAAGGCGTACGCAGAAGAAGGCTACACCCTCGACCTCATCAAGTCGGGCTGGGCCAAGGGCGCGGGATTCCCCGGCACCAAGATGTCCGACGAACAGCGCAAGTTGTTTGAGGACGACGTCGCCGAAACCCACATGTGGTTCATCACCGACATCCTCCGCAAGCGCGCTCTCGCCAAGGTCGAGGACATGCAGGGTCAATGCTGGTCTGGCCGCAAGGCCGCCGCCAAGATGCTCGTCACTGGCATCAAGGACACCTTCGATGACATGCTCAAGTTCATCGGCGAGGACGTCTACGCCAACCTTGAGCGCCAAGAGCCTGCCGTCGAATCCAGCGGATCGTACGCCGCCGACGTCAGCCCCGAACAGGGCGAAAAGGACGACGGCGTAGCCCCTGTCTCCAAGGGCAAGAAGAAGAAAAAGAAGAAGGACGGCGACACCGAAGAAGTCGAGGACGACGAGGATGAAACTCCCGAAATCCCCGACGAGTCCTGCCCGCCCGTGGACACCGACAACAAGCAGTCTCGTTGACATTCGGCTAAACTCAAGATGACCCTCGAAAAACTGTACACCGACCTCAAGGAAGCGTTCACGGGCAAGACTGCCGAAGTCGAAGCCAAGGCTGGCGAAATCGCCTCCCTCAACGCCAAGGTCGCAGAGATGACCGAGTCGCTCGCTTCCAAGGAAGCGGCCTTCGTCGAACTCGCCGCGCAGGCGAAGGACATGGCCGACAAGTTGGCTACCGCCGAAGCCTTCGCCAAGAAGGCGCAGGAAGATGTCGCCCGCATCGCCGCCGCGCAGGAAACCGCTGGCAAGAAGGCCGCTACCATCGTCGCCGACGCTGGCGTCCTGCCCGTCGAAGTCACCCCCGGTGAAGCCTCCGCCGCTTCCAAGTCCGACGACGAGATCGTCGCCGAGTGGTCTGCGATGAAGATGGGTACCAAGGAGAAGCAAGCCTTCTTCGACCGCAACAAGTCGGCCATCCTGCGCGTCCTAAAACTCGCCTAATTTTTTCACTTCAACCCCTAATAATCAACTACTATGGCTAATGCTATCGGAGGCTTAACCCTCCAACTGGTCGCTGAAGAATCCCTTCGCACCCTCGTCCCGGAACTCGTCCCCCTCACGGAAATCGCCGTGACGGACTTTGGTTCCTACGTCGCCGAGCGCGGCACCACGGTTCACACCCGTTATGCTGACTCGTTCACCGCTACGACCTTCGACGCCGCCAACGGCTTCGTTCCGGCCAATGCCGTCTCGACGGACGTCCCCGTCACCATCGCCGACCTCAAGTACGTCGATGTCGCCTTCACCGACTACGAAGCCTCCACGCTCTCGCTGGAACGCCTCCGTCGCCTGTTCTTCGCCCCGATCGCCAACGCCGTCCAGAAGTCCCTGTTCGACGACGTTCTCTCCAAGGTGACCAGCGCGAACTTCACGACCGCCGCCTACTCTGGCGCCAAGTCTGGCTTCAACCGTGTCGCCATCGCCAACGCCGCTACCGCGCTGACCAAGGCCAACCTTCCGCACAAGGATCGCAAGTTGCTCCTGTCCCCGGACGCCATGGGCCAGTTGGTGCAGGATGCTTCCGTCGCGCAGACGTTCTCCTACGGCAACAGCGACGTCATCCAGAACAACTCCATCAGCAAGAAGTTGCATGGCTTCTCCGTCTCGGAGTACAACGGCTTCCCGACCTCTGGCGACGCCTACACGCAGGGTCTTAACGGCGTGGCTTCCTGCAAGGAAGGCTTGGTCATCGTGACGCGCGTCCCTGCCGCCCCGACCACGGGTGGTGGCGAACAGATGAACGTCACCGACCCGGAAAGCGGCTTCACCTTCGCGCTCCGCTACTGGTACGACTGGCAGAAGGGCAAGCACAACATGTCCGCCCTCTGGCTCGTCGGTTCGGCTGTCGGTAATCCCAACGCCCTCCAGCGCATCGCCTTCACCTCCTAATCGGGGTGCAGTTTCGGGGGAGGTTAACATCCCCCAACGCGCAAATGCCGAGAGGCCCATCTCCGAAAGGGGGTGGGCTTCTCCTTTTGTGGACATAGGGCTAAACTCAAATGAGCATCCAGTCTGAATGGGCGGCTGATGCCGCAGACATCCTTACGGAGATCGCCAAGGCGGTCACGGTCAAGAACGTGCCTGCCGGGTCGCCCGTGTCGTTGAACGCGCTCATGACCCCCCCAATGGTAATGCAGGACTTGGAGACGGGTGGATTCGTAAACAGCGCGAACTTCGACGTGAAGTTCCTTCGCTCCGATGCGTTGGCCAACCCCGGTCTAATCGCCAAGGGCAACATCATCGAGTTCAACGCCATCAAGTACCGCATCATGGCCATCAACGACCGTCCTCCGTCGGCTTGGATCATCTGCAAGGTGCAGACCCTCGTCCAGTAATGGCGGTCGTAGCCACAGCACAGCGCGACGTAAGGGTAGACAATACCGAATTACGCAGGGCTATTGCTGTCTACGCTTCGGTCGTAAAGAAGAAGTTGGCTGAAATCGTCCAAGAACAAGCGCGGCTCATGTGCCGTGACATGGTCGATTTCACCCCTCCTTTTGAAGCCAAGCCCACGACTGGTGGCCAACAGGTAGGAAAGGGTTTCACCCTAAACGCCCGCAACAAGGGACGCGCTTCCGTAGACAGGGACATCCGCAAGATTTTCGCCCCACTCGCCCAAGCACAGGCGGGTAGCGTGGCCAACTACGGTAGTCCGTCCATTTTTGCCGAGTGGATGAACGAGAAGATGAAACTCCCGGAGCCTCATCAGCCCGAATACATCTTCGACATCGCCAAACGCCAAGGCGTCTGGCTTACGTCCACTACCCATTGGGAATACTTCAAGCAGGTCGAAAAGGGAGCCAAGTCCCGAAAGGCTACCTTCTTCATGCAACCAAACATGGGGGACTTGGAGCGCGTCCATAAGCGTCTGCGCGGCGACCCGCATTACAGGGTCAACGAAAGCAAGACCTCCGAAAAGGTCTACATCGACGACTTCAAGATGGTCGTCCGATACATCAAGAAAGTCCAACAGCGCGTCGGCAAACTCAAGTCCGGGTGGTGGTGGGCAGGCCAAATGCTTGGCAAGATGCGCCGCGCCGATTGGATCAGCGACCAAGGGTCTGGCACCGCCATCTGCCAGAAGAAACTCTTGGACGTGAAGCCGGGCGTACTCATCGGCAACAGCATCGCCCGCAAGCACTCGCAGGCTTGGCACTTGTTCGCCTTGGCGCGCAACTACCGCCATTTCGCGCTACGAAACCAAATCATCCAGACGCTCAAAGGGGACAAGAACCGTGGAAGGCTCCTTGAGGCGGCTAACAAACTCAAAGGCATCCAAATCTCGATTCAACCATGACCACCCCGTTCTACTCCATCCGTAGCATCTTGGAGTCCAAACTGACTCCCTACATCGCCGCAGGCATCCCCGGCGTTGCCGTCCACAAGGGCATCACGGACGACATCCGCACACTTCCCCAGATCATCGTCTACGCCGAGAACGCCACCGCCGCCGATGCCCTTGGCTCCCATCCCCTTGGGAACTTCCAAATCAGCCTAAAGGTCTACGTCTACTCGTCCGCCGACGACGAGACGCTGGATACCCACCGGGCGCGGGTGCAGGAGGTCATGAACCTGCTCAACGACGACGCCGCCGTCAAAGCCCTGTACAACAACGCCACGGACGGCCAAATCTACGACCTTTGGATTAACTCGGACGACGAGGGCATGAGCCAACGCCGCTACGGCAACGTCCTTGATTTCACGGTCTTTGCAGTCCTCCCCCCTGCCCCTTGACATTCGGCTAAACTCAAAGAACACTTATGGCTTCTATCGACTACGGCGTAGCGCATTTCTTCGGTCTACGAGGTACTGAAACCTACATGACCATCCAGAGCGACAGCATCACCGAGTCCTTCGCGCTGGACGTCGAAGTGGCTGGCGTGGACGGCAAGGTCATCACCGACCGCCTCGACGACCGCCGCCATGAGATTACGCTTGATGGCGTCTTGAAGGCCAGCGACACGCTTCCCACCAACGGTACCCAGTTCACCTACAACGGCATCCAGTACATCCTCAAGTCCATCGACGACAAGGGTACCAACAAGGATTTCCGTAAGGTCAGCGTCAAGGGCATCAAGTACGAGAGCATCGCCTAACCCCAACGGGGTTCCGAGTATGGACACTCGGTTTATCAAGGCTACCACAGCCCTGCCTACGCCCAATCGGGTGTGCGGCAGGGTTTTGCTTCCCTTCTGCCTGCGGCATCGTGTCCTGCTGGAGTCCATCGACTCCCCGTTCCTCAAGCCGGAGGACAGGGCTTTCACCGCAAAGGACGTCGTGTGGGCAATCAAGATCATCAGCACCTACGACAAGTCCGTCATGAACCAGTCCTTGTCGTTCAATG